CCTCCGAGATCCCGGAGCTGGCCGACGACCTGGAGTGCTTTTGGTGCGGAGGACAGCACAGCGAAGGGGAGGTGTGTGAGTACGCACCCTATTACATCAGCGATCAACCCAACACTGATGAGGATGAGAATTGTATCGACATTGGGGATGGGAGCGCAAAGCTATGACAGTAAAGAAAACCAAGCTCGCCACACCCAAGATCCTTTAAACCCACCGGGCGGAAGTTCAAAGGGGAAGGTGTGTAGCTATGCGCCTTACTACATCGAAGGAACAAACAACGAGGGGGACAAATGACACACGGATTATTCGGTTGGAGCTACCCGCCGGGATGTAACGGGCTGCCAAGCGATGAGGATCAGCCTGTTGACATTACGAAGGAGCTAGAAGCCTTCGCCAAGCCGGGGCATGGGCTGTGTGGGAAGGACGCGGATTTGGACTATGGAGGACAGATAGCCATCGTTGCGGCGTTTCTTAATGAGGAAACGATTGAAGCAAGGTTGAGGGTTTATGCAACGATCTGCCCGCCGGAAGGGGATGAGCAAGCAGATATCGCTGGGGAGATTGTCGGCACTTGGGCCGATCACCCAAGCGGGGTAAGCGGCGAATGGACCGGGGACGATTGGTGCTGGTCCCTATCGAACGTGGAAGGGGGACAATACCTAGTAAGCATTCCAATTCCCTTCGTTTCGGATGGGGATTACGAAGCCGATAAGAAACGTGCCGCTCAAGCGATCCATGATGCAATCTGGGAGGATGAGGGCATCAAGGCTTTCCGGGCGAGCATGACAGGACTGGCGAAGGTATTGGATGGAATCGAAGGGAGCAACGATGCCGAAAGCTAAAGCTCCAACCTCGCCCAAGATCCTCTATCCGGAGTGTAAGAAGCCGACCGGCAGGAAGTTCAAAGGGCTGATGGCGAGATCATTGCTCGTGACATTGCACCCGGCGGGATGGATCGAATTGCAGGAAGGGAGGGGGAGGAGCTACAGCCTCCCTCTGATGACCGTATATCGCCTGGCTATCGAGGCCGAGCGACAATCGAGGAAACGAAAGGGGACACAATGACAATCCGGAGAGATGAAGTCTGGTTTCAAACCGATGGGAAGGGGCTACGCGAGCTAAACGTACCAGAGGAAGCGCCCGCCGCGATCCCAGCTTGGGCGAAGGCAATCAAGTATGAGTATGACCTGGGGATGAGCACATCCTGCGAGGTGTGCGGGGAGGATTTGAAGGAGAACGCGACCGTGTACAAGGACACTGAGTGCGAGGGGAGGGGGCAATACTATTGCTCCCCCGCGTGTGCGAGAAAGGCGGATACAGCATGAGACTTGCGCCTTATGAAGACAAAGGATTGGGTGTTCTCTATCGGTACGATGAAATGCCCTGCACTGATGGGCTTCATGTGAACTTGCATGAGTATGGGATCGAGAAGAGAACAGCGAAGGGAGTATGGATTGATTACTACGGGGACCAGCGATTTGTGTTGCTGAGCGCGAGAAAGCGATTCGCTGCACCAACCGTCAAGGAAGCCCAAGAGAGCTTCCGCGCACGCAAGAAACGACAGGTACAAATCCTCAAGGGGCAGCTCAAGCGTGCGGAGAGCGCCCTATGGATCATCGACAACGGAAAGGGAGGGGACATTGAACTCATTGATTAAAACGCCGCAACAGGAAGCGATCATCGCCCACATGAAGGACAACGGATCGTCGCTGGGGGTCGATGCGAAGGCCGGGAGTGGGAAGACCTCCACGGGGATTATGATTTGTAATGAACTCGAAGGGAGTGCGTTCTTCGGGGCATTCAACAAAGCGATCGCGGAGGAATTGAAAACCCGCTTACGGGGGATCGAGAATTCCATGATCGAAGCCGGAACGTGGCACAGCTTAGGGCTTCGAGGCTGGAGAAGGGTCTATCCGAAGGTTGCCGTGGATGGGGATAAACTGTGGAAAATCGTCGATAAGCTGGGGATGCAGACCAGTGGTGGCCCGATTAAAGAACTCGTGTCCCTCGCGAAGCAAGGATGCTTCAAGGGCGATGAGGACGCGGAAGCGTGGCAGGATATCATCGACTACCATGGGATCGAGATCCAAAACAGAACGGCTCAGGTCATCGAGGGAGCGAAGAAAGTCTTCGAGGCTAGTAAGGACCAATGCACAAGTGTGGTGGATTTCGACGATATGCTGTGGGCGCCCCTGCATTTCGATATCGAGTTGCCACAGTACGAGACGATCCTAATCGATGAGGCCCAGGATACGAATAAAGCTCGCCGGGAACTCGCGACCCGCTGTATGTCTGAGGATGGGAAGCTGTGCTACCTCGGAGATGAGAACCAGAGTATCTACGGATTCTCAGGGGCCGATGCACAGGCAATGAATCTCATACAGGGGAAGGTCGATGCGACCCTGCTCCCGCTTACGGTGAGTTGGAGGTGTGCGAAGGAGATCATCAAGAGGGCTCAGAGGTGGGTCCCTTCGATTGAACATGCTCCCTCCGCTAAGCAAGGGGAGATTCTGTACACAACCGAAGGGGAGGTGTTGAAGCAACTGATCGATGGGTATGGGGAGAAGGCCGCGCATATTCCCAAAGCTGGCGATGCGGTTCTCTGCCGGAACACGAAGCCCCTCGTTCAGATGGCCTATCACTGCATTCGAAACAGGGTGGGTGTGACAATCGAAGGCCGCGATATCGGGAAGAAACTCACAAAGCTCGTTGAGAAGTTCAAGGAACCTCAGCTATCGAAGCTAAGAGATCGGGTGGATGCGTATTCCAGAGAGGAGCAGGAGCGCTTGATCCAGAAGAATAAGCCGGGGATCGCCGCACTCATCGCGGACATGTGCGATACGGTTGACTTCCTCGCGGAGAGCTTGATGCTGGAGGAGAAGAAGGACACGCGGGATCTCACGGATCTACTCAATCGCATGTTCAGCGATAGTGGGGGTGGATCGGCATCCACGATCCTGCTAAGTACGATCCATAAGTCCAAGGGCCGGGAGTGGGAGAAGGTGTTCATCTTGGGAGAGAATCGATACCAGCCGTCGAAGTACGCGAAGCAACCGTGGATGAAGCAGCAGGAGATGAATCTGTGCTATGTGGCAACGACACGAGCAAAAGACACTCTGGTCCACATCGAGGTTATGGGGTAGGTGATGAGGTAAGGGGGGTAGGTAATGACTTCGGGCGTTCCAGCGAGCATCCTTACCCCTCCCGCTGTTCTAGGACATCCTGAGAGCAAATTTGACCACCAACACACATTCGTGGACGGGGACCACCGTACCACCCGTACTAGTGTATATATATGTTATACATAAATACCGTACCACCTACCGTACCGATCCCGTACCAAGGTGTGTTTTGGTTCGGTTGCGGTCCGGTACGGAGTACGCCACTTCGGTACGGTATTAATGTGTTGAGTCTAAAGGGTTGGTACGGTAAGTACGGGTCCCCCCGCACTAGGGCTTTTTCTTAGATGGCTTTGTTGATTCTACGAGGGTTAGCTTTTTGTCAAATCCGAGCTTGTTCCGTTTGAGGTAGATTGGGGACTCACCTTTCTTGGTCATCATTCCGAGCCGGATGCAATGCCGAACCCAGTCAGAGAAGGATTCCTTGGACTTGATGAACTCACAACACGCGACGAACCCTTCATTGAACTTGAATTGCTGGGGAAGGGCTTTCCATGCGTCCTGGCGCTTCTTGGTCCCGCAGGACATGTCGAAGACTTCTTCCCAATCGTCTACGACTTCGAACCAGCCATCATCACGCTTCCGGAGGGCCATGACCGATTGCCCCCCGAGGAATCGCTGGGCACCCCCAAGGAAATGTGTGAGATCGTCGGAGTTGCGCTGGATGCCCCAGAGGGAGCCGAAGGAATTGACAAAGTGCGACGATCCCATGATCTCCTCGAAGAAGCCTTCAGCGTTGGTAGTAAGGGAAGGAGTGGTTTCATTAGCCTTCCGAGGATGGGCGGCAACGATCACGGCACAGTTGTATTCCTGTGAGAGATCGAAGCAGAGGGTAGAGAGCGCGTGGACACGGGTGGCGTTATTCACATCTCCCCCGACGAGCTGTGCCGCGTTATCGAGAATAATGCAATCCGGCTTGCAGTCGGAGCAGATCGCGCACATGGAATCGACGAACTTAGCGGAGGAAGCGCGAACGGTGATCTCGTTTTGAGAAAAATACTCCCTTGTGAAAAGGAAGAGATTCTCCCGGACACAGTGATGACCGTTGAGGACCCCCTTGGTTTTATCTTGGATCTCCCGCGTGTCATCTTCGAGGAGACAGGCGACGACGCGACGAGGAGAGGGGATATCCCAGCCAAGCAGCGGGATACCCGACGCTAGCGATACGCTGAGATTGAGGGTGAAGGTGGTCTTTCCATGACGACGCCTGCCGCCGAGGGCCACAAGGTCACGCCGGTAAAGTAATCGGTCAATCAGGCATTCTTTCTCCGGGGTTTCATGCTTCAGGAAATTGTTGATCTTTGCCCAATCGGAAGGGAGAGGGGGTTTGGTCATGATGGATCGGTCTCCGACACGCTATCGTGTCTGTCAGAATAGAAGAGCCGAGGCTCTGACCACCCCGGCTCTCTTTGGGAGGGAACGAAAGGAAAGCGGTATGCCTACCGCACAGGGGGAGAATATCACACACAACGGCGGGCGCAAGAAAATAATCGTTGACATTGAAGAATCGACTATAGTAGGGTCATAACACACAGGGAGACCAACCCATGAAACTCCACATTACCATCCAGAAGGGAAGCGAGACAGCGGCAGGAGTTATTGCAGCGTTGGAAGCGAAGGGATGGGAAATTGAGACCCGAGAGATAGGACTGGCAGAGTTCTCCGATGTTCCCAGGGGGGTCTACTACGCCTCATCCGGAACGAAGGAGGATCGATCGATTGAAGAGCAGGATACCCTGCGGCTCCTCGATGACATGAAGATGATGGGACTGACGCCAGAGAGGGTTACGTCGCCAGCGATCCCACTCCTTGTTCCATCGGATGAGCACATTGGGTTGGCGATTCTCTAATCACACACCACAAAGAGGGGACACATGAAAGCCAAAGTTACCGCAAAGAAGGTCGAACTGACGGTTGAGAAATCCACATCGACTGCGCTTATCACATCGAAGAATGCCGCCGCGCTCCAACAGCAAGCGAAGACACTCAGCCAGCAGGTAGCGGGCATTGCGATCCGGAATGAGCAGGAATGTCAATCCGCACGCACGCTACTCACTCGCATTATCACCGCGAGGGATAAAGCCACGGCATTCGTGAAGCCGATCGTTGACAATGCGAAGGAAGGCTTGCGGCTAGCGAAGGAGCAGGAGACGACATTGGTAGGCCCGTTGGAAGAGCTACGAGTCAGTCTCAAGTGCACGATCAATAAGTATCTCACGGATGTGATGCTGAAGGAGAGGGAGGAGCGAGAGCGGCAACAGCGGATAAAAGAGGAGCATGAAGCCAAGCTTGCGGCTTCGAAGCGACCCGAGAGGATCAAGGAACTCGTGCTTCCAGCTATCGTCGAGCCTCCCAAGATGGAGAACACCGTCGTCCCGATGGTGCCAAAGTATGAGATCACCGATGAATCACAGATCCCAGACGTGTATTTCAAGCGTGTGTTGGATCGGGAGAAGCTGTGGGAAGAAGTCAGGCACGCTCACAAGGATGGAATTGTCATCGTGATTCCCGGCGTGAGAATCTGGGAGGAAGCCTCCCTTACGATCAGGAATAGATAACGAGGATTTGTCAATGTCGAAACCGCAGAAGAATAAACCGCCGGTGGTCAGCGCTGGACCGGATCAAACGGTGATCCTTGGAAACCCAGCCACCCTCTCGGGCTCCGTGAGCGATGATAAACTCCCGAAGCCGCCACGATTAACGAGCGGATGGACATTCGTATCCGGACCGGGAGCGGTGACATTCACAAACCCAAACTCCGCTATGACGCAGGCTAGTTTCACGATGGCAGGCCAATACGTCCTGCGCCTGCGTGGCTTTGATGGGGAGATGGCAACGGTCGATGATGTGATGGTTACGGTGAATAAGCCGCCAGTCGAGCCACCACCTGACCCTGCGGGTCCATTGCCAGAACTCCCGAGGGTCCAGGTTGACATAACGTATACGAATCCAACGGGGCAAACACTCCGGGTGCGAGACAGCGGACAACTTCAAACCGCGCTGAATACGTGTCTCCCCGGCGATCTGATCGTGGTGGAGATTGGGGGATATGTAGGCTCATTCAGTCTCCCGAAGAAGACAGCCGACGCGCCTGTGTACATCGTCAGCAGTGCGTTAGCTATGCTCCCGAGCGGGAGAGTGAGCCCAATGGACGCCGGTGCCATGCCGAGACTCATAGCGCCCGATCCAACAAGCTCGGCTCTCTACACCCTCCCCTCCGCCCATGACTATCGCTTCGTGGGAATTGATTTCGGCTGTGAGAAAGGAGAACCGAATAATGGACTGGTACGATTGGGAACTGGAAGTGAGACGAATGTCTCGGATTTCCCTTCTCGCATTGTTCTCGATCGGTGTCTTATTCGAGGCGATGCTGGCACTGGGGGTCGTCGCGGCGTACTACTTAGCGGTAATCATCTGGGGATTGTGAAGAGCCATATCAGCGACTGGAAGCTGACGGATCGGGATGCACAGGCGATCGCGGGATGGACCGGACGTGGGCCGTGGAGGATTGAGGATTGCTACCTCGAAGCCAGCGGGGAAGCGTTCCTCAGCGGCGGGAGCGATCCGCTGATTGATGATCTCGTGCCGAGCGACATACAGGTTAGCGATTGTCTCTTCTCGAAGCCGCTCGCGTGGAATCCGTACAGTCCGGCGTACGACGGCTCCCAATGGCAGTGTAAGAACGCACTTGAACTCAAGAACGCGCGGCGGGTGCTGATATCCGGCAACACGATGGAGAATAATTGGTTCGCAGCGCAGAGTGGGGCGATGGTGCTATTCACTCCTAAGAATCAGGATGGATTAGCGACCTGGAGCACGGTTGAGGACGTGACGATGACTGGGAATAGAATCGCTGGAACGCTTCGAGGTTGGGCGATCAGCGGGAACGATGGCGGCTTCCCATCAGCCGGTGGACGGAGGATTCTGATTAAGAACAACTATGTGAGTGATCTCGGGGGAGCGTTGTGGGGAGAGGGTCAAGCGCCCTCATGGGAAGCGAGTTGTGTGTTCCTGATGACGGGGGGGATGGAGGACGTACAGATCGATCACCTCACGGCGATCCGAGCGATTGGTGCGTCGTTCCCCGGCGCATTCATGTTGGCCGATGGAGCCGCTTATCATCGGTTCAAGCTCATGAATAGCATATGGGAGAGCAATGCGTATGGGATCAAGGGAGGAGGGACACAGCAGGGTAACGCGACGCTGGCGGTGTGGTTCCCAAACGCAGAGGTCAAGCGGAACCTGATGATTGGTGCGTCGTCATGGGATTATCCGACCGATAACTTCTTCCCGGCATCAACGAGTAGCGTGGGATTCGTGAAGTATCCGGAGGATGTGAGACTGGCGGCTGGTGGGTTGTACGTTGGGCAAGGGACTGATGGGTCGAATCCAGGAGCAGCGGATAGCCTGCTCGGAGGTGGCGCGTGACGTTGTTGATAGTGGAATGGGTTGCGGGATTGTTGGCAGTGGGTCTAGTAGCGCTAGTATTGACTGTTAATACATTGCTAAAGGAACTTAGACCAAAGGATAAAGGAGCGCGTTGATGAATGACCAGTGGGCAACGTTTGAGATTCCGGTGCCACAAAAGGTTTCAGCACATTTGAAACTTCCATCGGATTTAACCTTTGCCGAGTGGTCGCTGATTAGCGATCTTATCCATGTGTGGATTAGAAGAACTGAGCCGCAACCGCTGCCAGAGCCACCGAAGGAAGAAATGACGTGATGACAACAACCAGACACCCGCAGGCGATTGCGCTAGACAAATGGTTGGAATCCGAAGAAGGAAAGACTGCCGTAAATGACTCGCTTCTCAGGCACTCAAAAGACGTTCACTATCTTGAGAACCGCATCAAGCGAGCCTTTGCCGCTGGTTGGGGTGCCGCTGAAGCCCAGCAGAAGAAGGGATGGAGAGATGAGTAAGGCACACCAAGCACTGATTGGTCCTGACCCGCAAGGCTTCAATAAAGACGATGATGACAGCAACAAGGCTCGCTGGATTGCCGAGGGCAGGCGGCTGGAGCGGCGACTCATTAAGCGATGGGTTGCTAATCAGAGACTTCTTTACCAACACGATTACACGAACTTAGAGAACAAGCTCGCAGCCCGCTCCAAGCGCGGGCGGAGGAAGACGTGAGTGAGTTTGCCAGAGAACTACTCATACTGCTAGCAATCAGCACGTTCTGGTTCTGGGTTGGCTTCGGTATCGGCAGGATCTATCAGGACGAGCGATCCAAGCGGAAGCCACCGAAGGGAGGCGAGAGGGATGCTAGTTAAACACGGTTACGCAATACGCATTGGGAGAGAGCCGCAAGACTCTCCCTACTTCATGCTCTCAGAAGACAGAAAAGGCGTGCAGATATTCGACAAACGCGGAGAGGCGCTGGCTAAAAAGCCAAAGGAAACAAGGTGCGCGGTTGTGCGCGTAAAGATTGTTGAGCAGGGAGGCGCGTGATGGAGGATAAGCAACAGACCGACTCATGGCGTGGCAGGTTGATACGTATCATGTCGGCAATCAAGAACGGCGGTGGCACTGGGCATGAAGTCGTCAGGCTGGGTGAGATTATCGACGAGATGAGCACGCCTGTGCATCCGATGGAGCCTAAGCCGAGTGATCCAATTCCAGAGGAGCTTGTTCACAAAGTGGCAGTGTCTATACATGAGACTGCACACATGTCTACGTTTCGCGCAAGAGCTGTACACGTTCTTGACGCCATCGACTTCGCCGCCCTGCGCTCAGAGTACGAGGATATCTTGGTTGACCGCAACAAGTTGATGGCTGACTTCCAGCGTGTGCGCTCCGAGTTGCAGGCTGCGCAGGCCGACTTGGAAGGTAGTAAAAACCATATCGAAGCCCTAAACTCTGTTCTCCGAGAGCACAATGAGGCTGCTTCAATCTTTCAACCCGGCGGACGACTGCACAAGATAGCTGGGTTGCCGCTTGGCAAGAGTGCCGTCGTTGAAGGGTTCAAGTGGTTCAAGGCCCAGTTGCAGGCTGCGCAGGCCGAGATGCTGGCGAAGGAAGAGGAGATACGGCAACATAGGGATGCGCTGGCTTTGATGCAAGAAAGAGAAGAGGGACTTCAGCAGCAGTTGCAGGCTGCGCAGGAAAAGCTCAATCAGAACCGATGTAACTCTGGACATGAAACGCTTCCGCTAGTTCTATGGGACTGTCCCGAGTGCTCAAGGATTACCCGAGAGAGCTTGCGGAACGAAAACGAGATGATGAGAACATCACTGTTCGATTGCAGAGAGCAGTTGCAGGCTGCGCAGGCCAGGATTGAGCAGCTTGATGGACAGATTGTTGAGTATGAAACCTATCGAATGCAGCAGATCCGTGAAAGGGATGAGCAACTCGCCGCAGCCCAGGCCGATAGTGAGCGTGCTTGGTCACTCATTGAAGCGTCAGGAGTGCCAAAGGATCGCGCCAAGACTATTAGCGGCGGTATCATGGTGCTACAGCAACGCATGAACAAGGAAAGCCATTTACTTCAGGCCCAACTCGCCGCAGCCCAGGAGCAGGTGCGCTTGCACGAAGCCGACTCCAAGCAGAACTGGCAGGCGTTGCAGGTGGCTGAAGCGCAGGTGCGGATGCAGGAAGACCATCGGATTAGAATAGGTAGGGAGATTGTCCGACTTGAGGAGCAGGTGCGGGAGAAGGACGCGGAGATTGAGCGGATGGATCAGCGCGAGCGTGGCCTGTTCGATCAGATTGCAGCCTCGCAGCGTGAGGTAGAGCGGTTGAAGGCGGAGAATGAGACGCTGAAGAAGAATCTGGAAGCTGAAATCAAGCATTCACAAGACCTCGAAGACGACTTACGACGTGCGATATAAATAGTTCTTGACATTCTCCTATAGGAGTCTAATATACACCTCGCGTAACGGAGCCGCTGCCACCATGAAAACCAAGAAAATCCACCCCCACTACAAACAACCCCGCAGCGTATTGCTGACTCATGAGGAGGATCTCCAGGTCCAGCTTATCGCCGCGAAGCTCAGCGTAGAGAGAGGGAGGCAGCAATCGAAGTCGGGGATCATGCGGGAAGCGATTCTCATGTTCATTGGGTTGCATGAAGTAGGGAACGGAACGAAGTCAAAGAGGGGACAAACATCATGCCGAACAAAGAAAGAAATTCGAGAAGCACTCCAGCCAAGAATAAAGCGACTAAACCAACAAGCCAAGGAAGCGAAGGTACTAACAAAGCAGCTTCGAGCAACGCGCTCAGCAGAATAGTCCTCCCGCCCAGTGAGTTCATCGTCGATCGATCGCGACTGATTGACTTCCAGCAGTGCCCGAGGATGGGGTTCTACGGGTATGGGTACGATGGAATCGGACTCGATACGCTGAAGAAGAGTGTGTATTTGCTCCGAGGACAAGCGATCCACACAGGGGTAGCGATTATCCTGGCTGGATATCCTAGCAAGCCCGAAGACGCAATCAGAGCAGCACTGGCTGAGTTTGAAGTGCGTGCTCGGAAGGGCATGGAAATCGAGAAAGGGGAAGAGAACCCTCCCTCGATTGAGGAAGAGAAGAGAATCATCGAGGGGGCGCTGTGGGCCTTCGTCGCTACGCTCCTCCCAAGAATCAAGGCCCAGTACACCATCCTCGACGTGGAACGGGAGGAAGCCGTATCCCTCGGCGATGGCGTAACTCTCCTGGCGCGCACCGATGCCCTCCTTGAGCATAAGATCGACCATACGCTGCATATCTGGTCCCTGAAGACAACGAAGCAGTATGACTCAAGAAAAGAAGCGGATGGACAGACGGATATCCAAGGGTTATCAGAGGCCCTCGCGGTCGAAGCGCGGCTCGGGAAGAAAGTGAAATCCATCCAGATGTGCTACTTCATACTCGGGCGGAGGAAGACGATCGAAACCGATATTGGGAAAGAGACGATTACCCAATCGCCGTTCGCGTGGGGGTATCGGAGGTTGGGAGGTGGTATCGGACAGGGGGATGAATACTACGCCAGTCAGTATTGGGAGTGCCATGAGCCCCACACCACGACGCATACGAAGAAAGCCACATCTTGTCCCGGAGGGAAGACTCACAAGATCAACGATGACTTCGAGATGTTCCCAACCGATGAATACCCATGCGGGATACAAGGGTGGATTGAGGATATCGCGAGCGGAGAGGTGAAAGGTGGGGATCTGGAATCACTCATCCTGCTCCCGTCTGAATACTTCCGCCAAGAACGGGACATCGTGAGCTTCAAGCGTCAGGCGTTCTATCAGGCACGGGAGATCAAGGAAGGACTGACAGCAGTGAACCGCTACTCCCACCCCGACGAGAAGGAGATCAAAGAGGACGCCCTGGATGCGATGTTTCGTCAGCACAAGCACAGGTGTCACTACCCCGGCGATTGCAATTTCCTGAAGTTGTGCTTCCCACCTCCAGGCGAGAGGGACGACATTGCGAAGAATCCCTTGAAGTATGGATACAGGCTCCGAGAACCCAATCACCCTGCGGAGTTGCAGACGTTGAAAGGATAACGATGAAAGTCAAGATGGATCTGAAGGATGTCATCAAGCTAGCAATTCATGGGTTGGAGCTGGGGAATACGGAAGGCGTGAAGGCCCTGCTATCAGATCTCTTGAAGGAACTGGAAGAAAAGGAGACACCCAAGTGACCCTCGATAAGATGCCAGACATACTCATCGTAGGACCGAGCGGCTCCGGGAAGACCACTTCCTTCCGCAATATGGATAGGAAAACAACGGAGTACATCGATCTGGAGGAGAAAGGATTGCCATTTGGGAAAGCATTCAAATTCCACCATCACCCGCTACGTATCGAAGGGAAAGCGCCGGATGAAGAGATCGATCCCGCCCGTGTGATCGAACAGGATAAGCAGATGATGAAGATTGCGGTGAATAATCCCGAGAGCGACGTGATCGTAAGAGACTCATTCACCAAATGGGATGAGATGCTCCTATCGTATCAGCGGATCGTGAATAGGAACTACGACATTTACAACGGGCACAATGAATCCGTGAAGAAGATCCTGAATCGGTATAAAGGCTGTGGGAAACCCGTGGTCTGGACCGGGATCGATGAAGTTGTGAAGATCGAGACCGCCGATGAGATTGATGTGATAGGCAGGCGATTGAAAGTCTACGGGAGGGAGCTGGAAGGTACACTCGAAAAGGAATTCACCGTCGTCCTCTTCACCGAAACCGTGAAGCAAGCCAATGGCTCCCTCAAGTATTTCTTCCGCACGCATGGCGACGGCGTGTGCAGCGCGAAAACCCCAATGGGAATGTTCAAGGACGATCTGATCGATAATGATCTGAAGGCTGTCATGGATCGGATCTGGGAGTTCTATGAGGAGCAGGAGGAAGAAGACACAGCGGCAACAGTAACTCCGAAGAAAGTAGCAGCGAAGAAAGCTGCGAAGCGATAGCCGAGGTTAGGCACCTAGAGACGCAGGAGAAGGAGGAACACGCAGATGTTCACCACAAAGATCGACGGGAAGGAAATCAAAGTCACATTCCAGCATCAAATTACGACAGCGAGCGCACCGCTCACCCGTCCAGAAATGAAGCGGGTGCATAAGCGGGATTACATGGGGATCGTCCAACACTTTGACTGGGAAACGATCCGCGTCCCGATCTATGCGAATTGCTTTTGTTTCTTCGACGATATGGTTGTGGGAGTGGCGTGGTGCTCGCTCAGCGATCGGAAACGATATAGCAAAGAGATTGGTCGCCAGCTATCCCTGAGATCGGCCCTGAAATCAACTCTCAAACGATCCGGCAGGAAGGATGATATCGTTGCTGAAGAACGGGCTGGCGTATGGGATAGCTACTTCAGGTCATCTACCACGCGAGCGAAAACCAATCCGCTAGTGATTGGACGGGCGTTACATCGGATGGCAAATGAAGTAGGAACGCTGACCGATATCCCAACCCCAATGCCCTCCGAGAAGGATATGAACCACAGCGGCATTCCCTGGAAGCTGGGACACATGCCCGACGAAGTACGGGGACACTTGAATCAACAAGACGCAGATAGCGATTTCCATCCATCAACCGGCGCACAGCGCTAAGGAGATTCATCATGAAGAAATTACTCACCCTATTCATCGCATTGCTCCTCTCAATCCCCCTGCTCGCGAAGGGAGGGGAGACTGACACCTCATTCAGCCAAATCATCAGCGGGTCCTGCGTCCTTGAGGATGTGGCGATCGTGGGGATCATTCACACATCCAGTCGGACCACCGCTCTTCGTGATGGAGGCATCCGCATCGACATCACCGACCGGACAAAGGGAGAGGGGACCGGACTCTCATCGGGTATCAAGTACAACGTCAGCGGACGCACGACTCAGCGGTTCATTATCAGTAGTGAGGAACTGGAGAGTTACACGTACAAGAGTGGGTTCACACTGATTGGACCGGGGCCGGATAATAACCTCACGATCACCTACATCTTCCGCCAGACCACTGAGGGCGTCGTGGTCGATAGCTTCCTCGCACAGTGTAAATAGGGCGGCAACGATGGCACGAATACTCTGGGAGAATTTTGAAGCAGGTGATTTCGCGTGGATGAATCCCGGCAGCGGGGAGATCATGCTCCGGACCCCAGACGGGAAACCCTACTGTGTTCGCTGTGGGAAGCCGATAAAAGACAGGTCATCCGGGAGGCTCGCTCATACCGAGGACGAAATATGTCACTATGTTGGACCGCATTGTAAAGACTGCTTAGAAAAGGAGGGGACACAACAGAATCAGGAGTAGACTTCTCATCTCACCCAACAATCCAAATAAAGGAGACACACGCAATGGCATTCGGAACGAAGAAGGATGACAAAGGGAAAGGAAGAGTATCAGCCGCCGCCGCTTCCCGCATGAATCAAGCTGATGACGAAGTAGTGGAGGGGTTCGATAACGAGGCGGATGCGTATGAAGTCCCACCCCCGGTTAGCGATGGGGAACATATCGTGGAAGTCAAGATCGCGGAGGGGAAGGATCATGGGGAATTTGTGACCAAGGATCAGGAGACCGGGCAGGAGAGGAAGCATTTCCATCTGCCGCTGGTGCTTACCATCGTTGGGAAGTCAGACCCCGAGAAAGGAAGAGTGGTGTTCGATTACCCCAACACCATGCCGAAGCGCACCGCGAAGGGTGTGACCACGCCGATCGCAACACTTGTGCGTCGGTTCGGGGGGAAGGCATCGGGACGCCCGTTCACCGATATCCAGGCATTGAAGACGATCCTCTCGAAGTCATCTCCCAAGGTCAAAATCACCACCCGCTGGGAAGCTGACTACGACAAGGAAACGAAGACCGCTCATAAGGCCAGTCACAATGGAGATTCCTTGAAGCCCTACAAGAAGGGTCAGGCGAATTTCCCCGAGGTGGATGGGGTCAATGTGCCCCTCAGCGTCGATAACGAGGGCGTGGCACTCATCACGTCGGCGCGAGTGCTGAAGTACGAGGCGATTGATTAACGCGGCTACAGTCAACCAGTAGCGCGCAGCGCTAGCGCTTGTGCCCGGTGGAGGAGGTTGGGTGTCCCCCCTGTCCTCCCCGGCAGATCGAGGTTACGAGCATGGCCTCGATAGGCTTCCTAACGGAACCGGGCTATCCCATGCCAAATAGGAGACCCAGTATGAGACGTTTACTAAATGGTTTTGTTTCAGATGAATCGGGTCAAGATTTAATCGAATATTCCCTTCTTCTTGTGTTCCTTGCGTTAGCGGCAATCTCGATACTTCCGCTCCTTGGAACCGCAGTGAACAATGTGTTCAGCTCCGCCGCGAGCACACTCACGAGAAGCCAGACGGGGTCGTAGGCAACGGTTTAGCAAAGCTGGGCAGGCGACCGAAGTCTGCCCTTTTGTTTTGGAGGGGACAATGCTATCGAAGCCACCAGCGTGCCGTGACTGCCTCGGATTCAAATGGGACGATGGCGACGGATTTACGCATCCAGAAGGCACAGGTCGTCTCGGCGTTCACATAGTCGGCGAAGCTGCTGGAAAGAATGAGGCGGTTGATGGACTGCCGTTCCGACCCTACGCACAAGCTGGATCAATTCTTACTCAGTGCATTAAGAGAGCCGAAGCCGGTCTCGATCGAAGCGACTTTCTTATCCACAATATCGTCCGTTGTCGTCCACCTAATGATCTGCTGGCAGGGCAGTGGTTCGAAGAGCAGGCCATCGCTCATTGTGCGACACACCGAAATTCGGTATTTAAGAAGAATCCCCCCAAAGTGATTCTCGCGCTGGGCGCTACAGCATTCAAAACTCTCACGAAGTACAGTGGGGAGGAGAAGGAAACGCTGAGCATGATGAGGGGGTATCCGTTACAGATCACACTGAATGGAAGAAAGGTATGGGTCGTGCCCTCTTTTCATCCCGCGTATATCGCTCGTGGCAAGCGATCACTGATCCCTGTTCTCATCCATGATATCCGCCGGGCGCTCGACGTAGCAAAGAAGGGATGGAGGATTGAGAAGAAGGACAGATATGTGCTGTATCCGAGCATAGGGGATGCGAAGGAGTTCCTCCAGCAGGTGATCTCGCAACCCGAATCCATGCTCTCCTTCGATCTTGAGAACCCCGAGATGCACGACGACTCTGAGGACTGGAAGGACGACGAGGAGCACGCGGAGGATGAGGGGTGGGAGGAACTGAAAAGTGACAAAGAACGAGCACAAGTCAAAGCAATCGTCTCTGGTAGGCACTACGCTGATATTAAAACCATCCAATTCAGTCTGGAAAGTAACACAGGTATCTGTCTCCCCTGGGTCGGAGACTATATCAATTTTTCTAAAACAATCCTCGCCCTCCCTAATCCGAAGATTGGCCAAAATGTGTACCGATATGATCTTCCAGTTCTCCGCGACAAAGGAGTAACGGTTAATGGACATATCCACGATCTCATGTGGATGATGCACCACCTGTGGCCGGATCTGGAGGGGTGCTACCATCTCCAAGGGATCTGCTCGTTTCACGGAGGCGATGAGCCCTGGAAGCACAAGAGCAACACGAATCCGGAATTCTACGGCTGCGAGGACGTATCGAATCCGTTGAAGGCCATCGCGACACTGATCCCGGAGATGAAGGCAGCGGGAGTGTGGAAGAGCTACCTCAGCCATATAACCGAACTCCGGAAGCCGCTTGATGCAGCCTCTGCCAAAGGTCTCCTCTATGATGTCAAGGGCGGCGAATCCCTCAGCATCGAGCTTGGTGATGAAATGAAGATCCTGGTGGAGAAGATGAGGGAGCTATGCCCGGACGAAGTACGCTTGAGTAAGCAGAAGGAGGGATATACACGAGACCCCTCCGATACGACTGGTCTCGTCCAAAGGGAATTCTCGATTCAATCGAAGACTTACTCTGAATATAAGGTGGACTGCATATGCACGGACGGGATGACGAAGAAGGGCAACCTTTGCGGAAGATGTGGGGGCTCACAGAAGCGTGTCAAGCGCGTCTTAGAGAAATCCAAAGGCAAGCAGAAAGGGACATACAGCGTCGTCGTGAGATGGTGCTCATTGAAGCCCTTCGTTCCAAGCAACAAGCAACTGATACGGTACATGGAGTACAAAGGCCACAGCGTCCCAAAACACGCGAGGACGAGTAAGCCGACGACCGATGAGCGAGCCATGAAGCTCCTTACGACTCGCACGAAGGACCCGATGTATCCGCTGGTGACGGAGTATAAGGGGATTCAGAAACTTAAATCGTCATACGTGGATAGCTGGAAAACCTGGGGCGATGGGAGGATACATACGACGTTTGGATTCCATCCTAGCAGCGGACAACTGAACTCGCGTGATCCAAACGTCCAGCAGCTCCCGAAGCACAAGGATATTGCCAATCGCTTCCGCCAACTCATCATCTGCCCACGCAATACATGGCTTGTGGAGATGGATTACCACTCCTTCCACGGGATGACGTGCGGGTTTGAAGCAGAGGATGCTGATTACCTCCGGCTGGCTCAGATCGATCTCCACGCATACCTGACGAGCGATATGGTTGGGCAGCGGGCCGACACGCGATGGGATGATAAGAAGCTCACACAGTATCTCAAGGAGATAAGGGCCGCATATCCCGAGATCCGCGACACGAAGGCCAAGCGGGCGATTCTGGGGTATCAATTTGGCATGACAGGCTACCTCCTTTTTCAAATGTGGAGGGAGATCTATGAGAAACAGAAGGACGCGGAGGATGCCATAGCTCGGATTGACGCATTGTTTCCGAAGCAAGTAGCGTATCGGAATCGTACGGTTGATGAGGCGTGGACGAGGAAGCATCTGAAAACCCGCTATGGGTACATCCGCTGGTTCTGGGACGCGAAGAAGTGGGATTCAAAAAAGAAGACTCATGTATGGGCAGATGATGCGAAGAAAGCCATCGCCTATCGCCCCTCCAATGATGCCCATGCACTCATGAAGGAGAGGATGCTGTGGCTAGCGGGACTTCCAACACTCGCGTTCAAGGGTCCGAGATTCATGAATGCGGACGATATGCTGAGAGAGTGTGGGTTCCTCATGCCCTACCATGACGCTCTGATATTTGAAATGAATGCGAGGGGCATGGATAAGAATATTGAACTCATCCAAAACGTCATGGAAGCCGCCGATCCGCTACTTGTGAATAGCGTAGCCCCCAACGGGCTCGCAGTGAAAGTTGATGTGAAAATTGGCTCGAATCTTGGAAAGGAGGCGATGAAGAAATGGGAACGCATAGTCAAGCAGAGGAGATCAGCCTGACACTCATGGAGCGCGGGGGGTTGATGATAATGCTGTGTGGAGCCGGGACAATCATCGCCATCATTCTAAACATCATGTGTGAGAGCCGAGTGTGGGGATTAGCCCTCACAATCGGAGCGACGATTGGATTCGCTGGGTTCCTTGTGGGAATCGCGGTGTGGGGCAGCGGTTGGATATTGAAAGAAGATACCGATGTGTGATGTGAGGGAGCCACTATGCTAGCTCGGCCCCCTCTCCTGCGGGATGGATGCTGCGGATGTTACTTTCTGCGGCCAGAGGGCTCAACTGGGGGCTCAACGGGTGGCACTTCAACCGGGGGCTGTGTTCCAGTGGCCTTCAGCTTCGCGACCACAGGTGCGATGATGGTGTTCACTTCCTCAAGGGTTGAAGCGTTTACGAGGGCCTGGGCACTCGACTGTAGCTCAGCCGCGATCCGGTTGGTTTCGGTATCGATCTGTGCGGCATAGGCATTCAACTGTTCTGTAGCTGTTCCTGGCATTGGATTATCTCCTGGGGCTAGCGCCCCTACTGTTGTTGATAATGAGTGATTCTACTTCTTTTTCTTCTTCTTCCCTCCTGTAAATTCAGGCTCTTCTAGCTGGGTCCCCACTCCTTTTAATCTCTCGACTCTTGGGCCAATAATCGACACGATCTCTTCCTTCGTTGCACTGTCGGCGGGGGTGGAGGGCTTGGAGACGATCTCCAGCACCTGCTTCAAGGTCTCCAGAATCTCCCTTTGCACGCTCATGTCCACTTGGACAATCACATGCAGATCCTGCCGCTGTTTCTCCACACGGTCGAGGCTAAGGAGGGTTTCTCTGAATCCATTCTTCACCCTTTCAATCAACTCTTCGTGCTGTCCGGGACCACGGGAGAAGGACTCAGCTTCACCTGGAGGGAGGGGAGTAGATGCTGCTGGTTCTAGCGGCTTCGTAAAACGTTCTCGACTTCTCTGCATGGATTCCTCCTTCATCTCATCTGAGAGGGTGATTCTACCGGGGCGATATCTGGAATGAGTGTCACTTTTGCTCACAACGAGATGTCGTAGTGCTCATGGGTATCGAAGCAGTGGATGTCCGCTCATCCCGAGCAACAGGTTCATCAGATAGATCAGCACGAACAGTCCAACTACAACCTTGATGATCTTGTTGAAAGGTTCCGGCACGGCAACCCACGCGAGGAACCATAGCACCAGCCAGAAGATCAATCCGAGGATTACAAGCGTCACGAACAGAGAGAGTAAAGCCGATCCTGAGATCATAGATCCCTCCTATTTCTTTAGCGATTCCAGTGCCTTCAAGAGTACATCACTCTTCGCGGCTTCGTCGATCACATTCGACCCAGCGACATTCCGGCTTCGCACACCCGCGACGATCTTGGGAGGGGCACCTGCGGCTCCATTCGCGATCGCCGTAGCGATGATGTTCAAAGCGATCCCCACGACCGCGAGGATGCCGGCGACGATGCGACGCTGTGCCTCGGGAATGAGCGCGACTTCATTGAGGATCTGCTGGAAGAGACCGTTCGGGGCAATGAGTTGATTAATGAGATCGATAGCGGTCTCAGACTCAGCGCTGAGTGCATCCTGGAGGAGCTTCGCGACTGCGATAACCTTCTGGAGCAATGGAACTGCGGAGGGGAGGAATTCCTCAAAGTAAGGGAGCGCCTGCTCAAGGAACATCACCACGGTTCCTGCCCATTGCACAATGGTCTTCTTCGTGCATCCAACGATGGATAAGCTACCTCCCGTGAGGCCCGCTGCAATCCCTGCCTTTATCACGAACCTGCGATTCATGGTTGTCATACGGTCTCCTTTTTATCGACGACTGCTTGCTTCGCGACATGCTCCGCGAGAAGTTTCTCCGCGTCCTCGGCAGCGAGGATATCCGCGGGGAGCTTCGAGTCATTCGCGATTCTTCGCTTGTCGGTAGCGATGGTCGCAAGCGCTGTTCCATACTGTGAGTTCACGAGAGTATGAATCTCCCCGAGCTTGGTGTCTACTATCTTATTGGTGGTCTCAAGTTTATCGGATACTTCGGCTGCCTTCACTGCCGCTACCGCCCCCTGCCTCTGGATCTTATACATCAGGTAGGTCATGACCCCGCCAAAAACAGTGGTGGTGATCGTTACCACGCCGCCTATGATCGCGAGCATTACGGGGTCCGAGATTCCGCCGAGGGTCGTGAGCGCTGCCTCCCCAGCCAACGCGAGGGTTAGGTACACCGCTACCGCTCCCGATATGATGAGTCCCAGGGGGTGATGATGAGAGTGAGGGTCGATAGGGCTCACTCAGCTACCTCTTGAATCGAAGGTTTCTCTTGCCTTCTCCGGGGAGATTGACGGGTTCCACTCCTAACTTCACTTCCTTGATTCTCCCCTCGAAGCGAGAGGGAACCTTCCCTTTGATCGGCATCACGATGCCTACTACTTCGCCACCGTCTTTGAAAAACACCTGCGTTCCCTCTTCTCCGAGATAGGGCTTGGCCTTGGGATACTTCGTGAGAATCGCATCGACGTACTGAGGATCGAGCATCGCTTCGCTCTTCCCCCCTACGACGTGAGCTACCGGGTGCTTCATCCATTCATCATCAGGAAGCTCTACTTTTGGTGCTGTTTCCTTCGGGGTGGATTCCAGATCGGGGCGGGCGGGCTTATACCCAGGTTGATAAGAGACGGCAGAAGGTTTCGCTTCTTCTAGTAGAGCCTTCTGGTAGTAGAACTCCCCTTGTACCTCAGCAGGGGTGAGTTTCGCAGGAGGAGTTACCTTCTCCTTCAAAGCAGGCATATCGGTGGGAGTGATACCGCTCGGGGGTTCGCTTTTGATCGCGTAGTGTCCATTGGAGAACCATCCCTCGTGAGAGTAGTTCTTGTTGATTTGTTTCCGAGCATCAAATGCTCCCTCGACCACTTCCTGCTTCCGAGCGCGATAGGGATTGTAGTATTCGATCCCTTCCCCTTCGAGACGCCTGTTGGTAGTGCTACGGAGCGCTGGAGGCTTCCGGGGTCCTTCATTGGTTGGATACTGTTTAACAACCCGGCTCCGGAACTCAGTCAGCGCGTCCTTGGTGGGGACAATGTTGAACTCTCCAGCACCAGGAACTTTGAATTTTACTCTAGCTTCGTAGTCTGGCTTCTCTGGGATGTTTTTTAGTGCCTCATCCACCTGGGAGAGCACACTGGTCTTCTGTTCTTTGAACGAAGTACCCCCGGCACTCGGGGCGATCGAGGATACGAAGGGAGGTGCTGGTGCTTTCGATTCTTCAGCCTTCATGGATTTTTTCCCCTTTCCAGTTCTCTTGGGTTTTGGTTGTGGTACTGGGAGCTTCACAGGCTCCGGAGCCGCGATGGGTGGCGTTTCAGCGGAGGATAGTATGCTACTATTTCCCGCGCTTGTCGAAGGGGAAGTGGTATCCATCGTCTCTACAAAGTCTGCCGCCCCTTCTGCCCCTTGGAACCGCAGATTCTGGGCATCGGTAATCGTTGCATCGGGAGTAATCGCCGCTTCACCAATCGTGGGCCTTTCCATCCTCCGCCGCTCCTGCTCCACAGACGATTCTCGTCGTCCGCTTCGAGGGCGCTTCGTCTCTGGCTGCAAGGCTTGTTGCTGCCTCTCTGCCACACTCGCGATTGCCTGCCGCTCAGGAGTCATGGGAATAAGGGATTCGGTAGTAGTCCCCCCTACTTGTTGTCCTTCGCTTGGAAGCATAATGGGCTCCGCTTCTGGAAGTGGAGGAGCTTTGCTTGGAGGAGCAGCGGAGGGTCCCCTCTCTCTGCTGCGTATCGTTCCCCCGAAGTTCTGGAGCAATTCATCCTGACGAGATGCAGGGGTACGCTCACGAGGCTGGACAGGAAGGGTACGTGCGGGAGGAGGTGTGGTATCCGGCGGAGACACAACGCTCCGCTCCGCAAGAAGCGGTCGCTGGGCATTGGATGGGAGTTGGATTGGCTCGGCTCCGCTGGGTACGATATCGCCGCCTGTGCGTGGTGGCAATGCGAGCTGCTGTGGTGCATCGCTTGGATGGCGGATCGCATCCGCCTGCGCTCGAAGTGCCGCTCTCTCTGGACTCGCTCCCTCGACTTCGAAATCGAATAGCCCTCGCTGTGGACCTTCAAAGCCACCAACTTGCTGAGGGATACCACCAACTTCCTGCGGAACGAAGGGCATCTCGACTTGTCCGGTTTCAGTTGCAGTATTCGCACTCTTCGCGCCGGGGAGTTTGATAGGCTCCGCCTGAATCGGCGGTGGACGATCGATCGCACGTCTGGCGGATGTACGCAGCACGGGAGATTTCTTCGTGAGGTTATTCGCAGCTCTACGGGCGAGTGTATCTGGGGAGAGCGCAGGGGTTTCGAGGCTCCCTCTCCCTGTGACCATCTTGCGGCCAGCTCGCCAAGGGGCCGATGTAACCGACGACACACCTTCGACAACTTTTGTTGCTGCGCTCCGTGTGGCTCCAGGGGCTGACGCCATCGCTACCCTGCGAGCGGCGTCGTTCTTAACCCCTGCGAGATGGGCTTGCCTACTGATCTGTATGAGATCACTCCACTGATTCATGAGGTTCGATGCGCCGCCGCTGACAGGAGCCATCTTATCCACAAGCTCATTGAGGGAGGCTTGAACAATGCCCTTCTGAGTAGCGAGTTCTTGAACAGCAGGTGATGATCTAGCGATTGCTCTCGCTGTCGAATCTTTCTCAAAGTAACCCATGCGCTCAAGGGCCTTATTGAGTTCGGCTCGCTTGGCCTTCAGAGGACCATACTCCGGCACGCCCTTGAGTGCGTTATTAATCGGCTCGATATGTGCCGCTTCGAATGCAGCCTCCGCATCCTCCGCGACCTTCGCAAAGCTGTCTACGTCCTTCCACTTCGCGCCGGTGTTCTGGACATACTCATCGATATGGTGGTATCCATTCTCGACAGCTTTGATGTTCCGTGGCGTCGGCTCGATCACGGTGATGAGTTGGTTCTTGCCCTTGGCTAATCGGAGCTTATCTCTCGCTGCGAGGTTCGAGGCGACCCTCCCTGGCATCCCACCCAACACCTGCGCTCCCTTTACGAGCAGCGTGGTATCGATCGCGCCGCCGGTGAATGCCTCTCCGGTCGTGCGGGGGGACATTAACGGTTCGGTCATGCCCTGCACGAGTCCCGCGCCAACTTCCCCCGGCAGATTCACGATGGGGTTATCTGCGATCCCTTTGTACTCGGCGGGGTCAGCGAATTTCTTGGCAGCTCCTACTACGCCGCTGATCGCACTTCCAATTCTTCGGGGCGTATTGACGATTGCTTCCTTCGCACCACGCAGCAATTCATCCTGTACCCCGCTTGGACCGAGTGTCGTCGCCGCTTCGATCCATCCGTTTGTATGCCTGCCGTCCGGCTTCGCGATTAGCAGTATGTTCGGAGAGGAGTTGAGAACGAGACTTACGCTGTGATGGGAGCTGAACTTGTGGGGCGGGGATATCGTTCCCGGCATCATCGAGGTATACGTTCCCCTGATCGTCGAGGTAGCCGCCCGTGCTCCCCAGATCCTCGGAGAGAATCTCGCTCCCCTGCTCGTCGAGATACACATCCTTTACGACTGGTGATCCGCTGATTGGCATGTTATCGGTTCAGTTTCTTCCAACCCTTACCGTCCCAGACACCGATGTTCCCATTAGGAAACTCTTTATGATCTCCGATCTTTGGAGCACTACCAGCAGCAGGTGCGGCTGTCTGTGGTTGTCGCCGTCCTCTGTTCGCGATCGCAGGACGCGGTGTTCCTGTGTCCGGCAAGGTCCACCGTCCCATCGCCTTCATCCGGTCCTTCATCATCTCGATGTTCTGGAGGGTTTGAGCGTATGCAGCCTTCCAGTCCTCCGGATGCTGATCGGTATGTGGAACCTCACGCTTGATCCTCTCTGCTTCCTGCTCTCCCATCTGAGCGCCGGTGATGAATTTGATAACGGAGTTGAGGATCTTGGCGTTCGCGACTCTGAAGTCGCTAATCTCCGGGGAGCCAGTGTATCCAACGATCTTCCGTGCGAAGTCTGGACTGTTCGCCATGAGATCGTTCCACCGGCCCTGAATTGGCCCCACGTACTCGGGTTTGAACAACTCTCCCAGCGACCGCACGAACTCCTCATCCTTATCGAGCGTTGCCATTTCCTTGGCTTCCGCGAGGGGGACAGGCGTGCGGCGTAGGGGAGCGCCAGATGGTGATGTCGTAGGCCCTCCTGTGCGCGAGCCCCACTGTCCCGCGACGTTCCCCGCAGCATCCACCAACGGTGATACCGTTTGTGCGGGGCGCACATCCGGCACCGTTCCTGCAACTGTTCCCGTTTGGTTCATCTGCTGCCCGACGCGCTGCCGGTTAAATACGTCGATACTTCCCTGCTGATTGGGGAACACTTGAAGGGATTGATTGAAGACCTTGGTCCAGCCATCGAGAGCGGCAGGGTCCAGCAACTGGCCTGTGCGGGAGTCCATGAACCCACCCCCACGAGTCGCCTGCGCGTAGATCCGCTGGGTTCCGTCGGGGGACACGAATTCCGTCACACCAAGTCCCACGTCACGGTTGCCACCCATCGCCCCACGATCTCGAATTGCCTGCGCTCGCTCACGAGCACTCAACACTCCAGGCGGGAGGTACAATGATCCAATCGCGACTTCCTGATCCTCTGGGCTCAGGGGCGATTGCCCAATCTCACCCACCTTCGACTGCCGAGCGAGCATATCCTTCTGGCGGGTCTGATAATCCTTCGCTGCGACGGCACGTTGGGATGCGGGGAGCTGAAGCACATTCGAATCTACGCGAGGGATATTGCTCCCTTCGATCGGGAGCGGAGGAAGCGACACAGGGCGCGATGGAAGTTGGATTGGGGTTGCCGATTTCTCAAACTCTCCATGATTCACAGCATCGAGAGATTCAGGACCTTCCATCGTCCCGCTGAGATTAATGGGCTTCGATGATACACGCTGTGCTGCACCTTCTAGCTCCTGTATGGGCTTCTGCTGTGCGAGTGCCCCTTGGAGGAACTTATACCCCTGCTCCCCTTTACCTAAGAGATCCGCACTGTACCCCTTCTTCTGCTTGAGGATCTTATCAAGCTCTGGAGCTACAGCATTGCGCTCTTCCGGGCTGTAGTATTCCCATTCACTGAGCGCTTTATCGAGTTTCGCCGCAGACGCATGTTCTTCCAGTCGTCGCTTGGTTTCAGACTCGGCTTTGTACCGATCAACCGTGGGCCGCATGACCCCGCTAACGAACGCCGCGAAACTCATAGCCCACCTCCCTTACCAAACATCTGCCCCCAACTCCCACCCTCCTGCTCATTGGTCTTCGCCCCAAAAAGATCGAGATTGATATTGGCGTTGGGAAGGGAGAGATCGGAGCCCTTGAAGTCGCCACCGGGGAACTCGGGCATCCCTGGAAGTGGAATCCCTTTCCCCGGAAAACTTCCCGCTGTATCGTTCGCCTTCCCGCCACCGAAGATGTTCCCCATCGTGGTTCCCAGCTTCCCCCACACTCCGGTTTTATCAAGGATCGTTCCGACGCCTTCCCCGATATCTCCCGCGACTCCGAGGTTCTGCCCGCGCCGCTGGAGTTCCAATCCCTCTCCCCGGCCAAGGATAGAGCTTCCCACTTCAGAGCCCGCGAGGCCCAGCGTTCCGAGTCGATCGAGGGCCTGCCCACGAACCCCGCTGCGAAGGGACAGCGCGGATCGTTCAAGTTCTCCAGGGGCCTCACTCAGAACCTTACTCTGTGCTCCCCCACGATTCATCGTGCTCTTCGCACGTTTGATTTGATTGGAGGCAGCTCGGTTGAGATCATTGGTCTCGGTCCCGGTGAAAGCTGCGAGTTCCTTCCGATCTCCGCCAAGGATCTTGCCATACGTGCCCAACGCCTGCTCGAATGCCGGATTTGCCTGACCAAACATCTTCGCGCCCTGCTCGGTCAGGAGCTTCGTGTTCTCGTCTTCCTGCTTGAGATCCTTGCCGATGGCTTTCCCAGCGAGCGCCCCTCCAGCAGCGAGACCCCCCAGCTTTAATCCTCCTTTAACAGCAGCAGCAACCGCTCCACCTCCCGGAATGAACGACGCTGCGATCGGTCCCGCAATCGCGAATGCCTTCCCTAACTTTCCCCAGAAACCCATATGCCCTCCTAGATGTCCTGTGCTCCCGGCGCGTTATCAGAATACGGTGGTTTCAATGCGATCATATCCGCCTGTACCCAAGGAATGTTGTGCCGCTGCTCGAATTCCCCCGCGAAGAACGTGACGCTGCGGGCCATCTGAAACCGGCCTATGTACTTCGGCTGAATGAATCTCGCGAACTCTCTGCGAGTATAGTACCAGAAAGAGTGCTCGTTCCAATAGGATACGTGGGTGGGGTCTTGGAAGGCTCCCCTTCCATCTGTGCTTGGGACTTCACACAGCAGCCATCCACCCGGCGCGAGAACTCTGTAGGCTTCGTTCATAGCATGTATCGGATCTCGAAGGTGTTCAAGGATGTGGGATGCGCGAAGCACTCCCACGCTATTGTCCGCTGCGAAGTCCCAATCTGCATTCAGATCCCATGTAATGTTCGATCCGGATTCCATATCTACTGTCTCATAACCCGGCCACCCGTTGAACCGTCCCCCCAGATCCAACTTCCTCAACCCATTCTCCTCCGCCCACTGGGTTGCCATCGAAGTACGGTACTTGCAATAATTCCGATCCACCTGAGAAAACACGTCGGGGTTATGCTTCTGGCAGGTGTTCTCAGAGTGCCACCGATAGAAGTAGAGGCACCGCTCAATGTGGTGTATCCCCTGCTTCCCAAACCGTGCGTACATCTTGCACATGAGTTCGTGATCGTCGCCATTCTGGATTGAAGGGTCGTGCCCACCAACTTCTTCATATGCTGATCGTCTCCACGCTCGCACATGATCGGGGGAATAGAGAATTGAGCGGAGTGCTTGGGGTCCGATACCGAAGTGCAGAGTTTCCTGAAGCTCATGTCCCTGGTACATCACAGGGCGAGTGCGCCATCCATGCGACTCCACAAAGGTCCGAGGCTTCCATGTGTCGTTATCGAATCCCGCGTTATTCGAGTAAGCCATTGCTACGAGTGGATCATCGAAGGCACGACGTACTTCCATCAGACACTCCGGGTGTAGCAAATCATCCGCGTCGAACTCCACGATCACATCTCCATTCACGCGGTCAGCGCAGAACTTCTTGAGGAAGCCGATGGGAGGGTACTTCGAGTTGGGGGGCAGCGAAACCGGACACACCTTCGCCCTAGAATCAAGAACCCCAGTAAACTGATGAGTAAGTGTCCCTTGAGGAGCGACGATCCACTCCCAATCTTCATGCGTTTGCTCTAGGAGAGTCTTGTATGCCGCTTCCAGAAACCCAAAGTGCGGCGGATGTACAGGCGTGATAACCGAGAGCATCGTTCCTCCTATAGAATCATCTGAACGATATTTGAAGCGGGATCGCCAAGAGTCGCCCACAGAATCTGATTCGCAACGGCGTCGTTGGTTGTCCAGTTCACAGCAGCATTGCCCCCGCCGAACGAACTGAAATCCGCTTCTGAATCCACTGTGAGGGAACCAGCACCAATGGTCCCGAGCCTGAGAACCTTGTCATCCACAAGCTGACTCCCGCACTGGGTGGGAAGCGTAGCCCCTTTCTCAATAGCAATAAGCGACGCCTCGGAACTGCCATCCGTAGCTCCAATCGTGAAATTATCATCCTGTACGGCACTCGACGTTGCCACGTTCCCAAAGCTCGTCATCATCAGGAGCTTCGTGATCCCAGCGAGTCCCGTTGCTATATTCTGAACTCCTGTGCCATCGGCTTTCTTATTCGTCGCTCCGAGCGCCCAATTTCCACCGCGAATCGCGAGCATTGTGAAGAGATAGTCGTCGGGTGGTGCATTTGTGAAATCTAAAGTGACGTTGGTCGCATCGTCCGAAACATAGTCGGCTTCGAAATCGAGGGCACCGTCTACGCCAGCCGCTCCAATCTCAATTCCTTGAAGACATTTGGCCGTTGTTTGCCTTCTAACCGCGTCCATGTTTGTAGTTAGTACAGCTCCATCAACAGCAGAGACGGTAATGGTCCACCGAGAGCTTGAACTCATCGCCGCGCCAAAAGAAAAGTTGCCTTGGGCTGCAATTCCGGTTGCTGCCAAACTGCTGGTAAATAGAAAAACAATATCCGGCGCACCTCCGCTCAACCCATGCGCGAAGGTTTGTGTTCCCGTAACTGTTGGCATCGTCTGATTCGTAGCTTGTGCTTCGATATCAGAACCGCCTATGGCGATGTAGGCGATCTTGATGGCTCCTGCTGTGTTCGTTGTCCAGTTCAAAGTGAAGCCATCGGAATCGAAGCTCGTTAAATCAGCAAGCGCTCCCGCAAATCCCGTACCCGTAATGTCGCCAACCAACTTGGTGTTCTGGTAGTTCCGTCTGACTTCCGTGGTCGATACGTTATCGGTAGAGTAGTAAGTAGAACTGAACTCTTCCCCGGCTCCGGTAGTCCAGGAGATCGCCAACTGCACATCATTATTAAATCCAAAATCACCCCGAGCCACGGTATAGAGGATCAGCAACTTCGGCTGGAAGCCAATGCCGGTAACTGCTTGGCTAGCAGGTGCTCCACCCGTGCTCTTATCGAAGATTCCAGTCTTTACGAAAACAGACATAGGTTATGGCGCAGTGCAAGACAATGTGACGACGAGTGATCCAGGGGTTCCACCCACGCTCGCGATATCCAACCAGAGCCAATTATCAGCCGCGAGGGACGAATTGGAGAATGCAGTAGCGGTTTCGCCAGTGATGTCTGCGACTTGATGCGCTGCGAGGAGATCCGTGCCGGGAGTGCCGATGGTGCTCCGCTCCTCGATATTGAATGTGACGCTGGTAGCAGCGGTTACATAGCTGTCGATCCGGATCGCGGTCTGGGCATCTTTTAAGCGAGGCCCCGGAATGCCGCCCGCCGTTGGATTCTGAATGACCCACGAGTATGTGCGAATGTTTGATCCTGCATTACTGACAGCACTGAGACTCATGATGCCCCCTAAGCGACCTTGACCAGGATAACCCACGAGGGACGAATCCAAAGGTTCTGAGAGGTAACTTTCAGACCTTGAATTGAGAAGGTCCCGCTATCCGACACGATGATGACTCCGGCAATTCTCTGCCACCCAATATCAGCCGACACGATGTTGAAGACAACACCCGGAGTAGCCTTCGCAGTCGTGCGCCCGGAGCGAAGAACTGTTGGCTGTGCGGCTGACTGCGTGCCAATCGTCATGAAGTCGATCGTGGTCACGGTGCCAGTGTATTGTACTCCAAACTGACATCCATTCGTGCCTGTTGAGCACATCGACTGGATGTAGGCTTCGAACATATACGTTCCAGCAGTAATTCCGGCGAGGGTCAATCCTCCAATGTCAACGAGGGAGGTAGAGGTAATCTGCTGCTGGGCTCCCTGTGCCCCGAAGAAGGATGCAGCGATAGCCCCTTGAGATCCCTGTACGCCTTGAGTACCTTGTGTTCCCTGGGTTCCTTGAGTTCCCTGCGCGCCCTGTGCGCCTGCTGGCCCTTGAACTCCACTCGTCAGCGACGGGCGGAACGGAAGAACGATCCCACTCGTCGATGCCATCGCGAAGAGAAGGGGGTTGGAATACAACGGGGGTTCAGTAACCGTGAGCGCCCCCGCCGTCGCAGCAGACACGTAGTAGTATTGCCCCCCAGTCAGCCCACTGAGCCCACCGATCGGCCCGAGCATCACATAGGTGAATTGATCGGCACTCGCTACGGATGAAACGATCGCAATGCCCAGTGTGTTCGCGCTATCAGCCTTCGCTTTCGCCCACGACGTGCCATTGTGATAGATCGCATCCTGCACCGCGAATCCATGAGCAACTTGGGACACGTTGATCGATGTTCCAACGCCCTGTGGACCTTGCGGTCCCATCGCCCCGTCGAGTCCATCTTCTCCATTGATCCCCGGAACGCCGTTGATTCCAGCAACGCCCTGAGCACCACTAGCACCTTGAGTTCCCTGCGCGCCTTGGGCTCCTTGATTACCTTGAAAGCCTTGGTTCCCTTGAAATCCCTGATTCCCTTGGAAACCTTGCGTTCCTTGGTTTCCCTGCGTCCCCTGGGTTCCTTGAAATCCTTGTGTTCCCTGACTACCCGTCGCTCCTTGCGCTCCTGGAGGCCCATCCGCACCATCGGCCCCATCCGCACCATCCATTCCGATGATGCCGGGGGTTCCTTGGAATCCCTGAAAACCCTGTGCGCCCTGATTCCCTTGGGTACCTTGAAATCCTTGAAACCCTTGAAATCCCTGCACTCCCTGCGCTCCACTGGCACCCTGTGCGCCTTGTGCTCCCGCATCGCCTTGAGCGCCGGTTGAGCCCTGTACACCTTGCGTTCCTTGATTGCCTTGTGTTCCTTGAGTGCCTTGAGTTCCCTGAGATCCCTGCAAACCTGTGGCCCCTTGGAACCCCTGCGACCCCATTTCTCCATCGATCCCATCCTGTCCAGGCGAACCGATAGAGCCTTGATTCCCCTGAAATCCTTGCGAGCCGCTAGCACCTTGAGCCCCAGCAGATCCCTGCGTACCCTGAGAACCTTGAGCACCCTGTGCTCCTTGAGGACCTTGCACCCCACTGGTGAGCGAGGGCCGGAACGGCAACACGATTCCCGTCGTCGCTGACGTAGCGATGAGTAGCGGATTGGAATATAGGGGAGGTTCTGTCGGAGTGAGAGCGCCAGCGGTTGCTGCGGAGACGTAATAGTATTGCCCGCCGGTTAAGCCACTGAGACCTGTGACCGGCCCATCCTGGACGAAGGTGAAGTTATCAACATCGGTAACAACTTTGACAAGGCCGATCCCGAGGGTCGTTGCTGCATCCGCCTTCGCTTTCTGATAATCGGTGCCGTTGAAGTAAATCGCATCGCCAACGACGAAGCCATGACCCGTTTGGTTGACGCTGATTGCTCCGCTACCGCCCGCGCCTTGGAAGCCCTGATTGCCCTGATAGCCCTGTGGCCCTGCGAGTCCTGCTTCGCCATCGTTCCCATCGGTGCCGGGAATTCCAGGAACACCAATAGCCCCTTGAGCTCCCTGTGATCCAGTTGCCCCTTGAACACCTTGAGTCCCCTGAAAGCCTTGAGTACCTTGATCCCCTTGGGCACCAGTAGCTCCTTGAATTCCTTGTACCCCTTGAAATCCCTGGTTGCCCTGAAATCCTTGGAATCCCTGATCCCCTTGGGTTCCTTGAGTACCTTGGAAACCTTGTAAACCTTGCACACCCTGCGGTCCCGCAGGTCCGGCCTCTCCGTCTTCTCCATCGGCTCCGGTTGCACCTGTAGCGCCCTGTGATCCAGTTGCTCCAGTAACACCTTGCGTTCCCTGGAAACCCTGTGTTCCTTGAGCGCCGGTATCACCTTGAAATCCCTGCGGACCTTGGGCTCCGGTAGTTCCCTGAAAACCCTGTGTGCCCTGTGCTCCCTGTACTCCTTGCGATCCTTGGCTCCCTTGCAGTCCCTGTGGCCCCTGCGGTCCTCGTATCGGCCCCACATCGACGAACTGCACGCCATCCCAGACCCATCCATTCCCCGTGTCGGCGGCGATGTACATATCACCGACAGCGTGTGGACCGGGGAGAGCGATGATCGCGGCGGAGTCAGGCTCCGTGCCCTTGATCGTGACGCCGCTGCCAGTTGATCCTTGAACGCCTTGTGTGCCCTGCGGACCAGCAGCACCTTGGAACCCTTGAAATCCTTGCGCCCCTTGATTGCCTTGAAATCCCTGAGTTCCTTGGGCTCCAGTGTCTCCTTGTGCCCCAGTTGTGCCTTGGTCCCCTTGGAACCCCTGGAATCCCTGAGTGCCCTGTACTCCCGTTGCTCCCTGCGGACCTTGGCTACCAGTAGTGCCTTGAAATCCTTGAACACCCTGAAATCCCTGTGTCCCCTGTGGACCCGCCGATCCCTGTGCTCCGACACTCCCTTGAAACCCTTGTGCCCCCTGCGTTCCTTGTGGACCTTGTGCGCCCTGTGGCCCAGCACCTCCCCCACCTGTCCCGACATTGGACTGATAAATCGGCACATGCGACTCCGGGCTATCTTAGGTGAGGGCTTTCTTTACGAGCTGGGCAATGAGATTAGCAAGGTCATCGACACTAACGGTTCCGGGAGGGCCTTGGGGACCGGCAGGTCCAACCGTTCCCGATGAACCTTGAACTCCCTGTGGACCGGGGACACCCTCCCCTTGCAATCCCTGGAAACCTTGTGGTCCAACATCTCCCTTTGGCCCCACGTCCCCACGAGCGCCCTGAGGGCCTAACGATCCAGCAGGTCCAGTTGATCCTTGTGGCCCCACAGTACCCGTCGCGCCCGCTGCACCTTGTGTTCCCTGAGATCCAGCGGTCCCTTGAGATCCCTGTGGTCCCTGATTCCCCGTGAGCCCACGTTCTCCCACAGGTCCAGGAGGCCCGATGAATCCAGTTGCCCCTTGAAACCCAGTCGTTCCCTGAATCCCATGAGGCCCCTCAGATCCACGAGGGCCAGTGAGACCTTGGGGACCGATAGCTCCCGGTTCTCCTTGCGGACCCTGAGATCCCTGCGGTCCAGCTACCGCAATCGTATCGTCCTTCGTTCCACGTATTGCCATAGCTCCCTCCTCAGACCTTGAGAACGCTGATCCGTACTTTCTTGGTCCCGGTTGAAGCATCGACCACATAATCCCTCGGATCGACGCAGTTTGCATTCGTGCCAGATGTGAACGCGATGTACTCCCTCGCGGCGAGCGTTGTCCCTCGGGTGTCATCGTTAGCCGCTACCAGATCCCGATCGCCCACATAGATCAGATCCGAACCATTCCCCTCATGCGCTTGGAAATACAGTGTGTTCACGTAGCAACTCCCCTTCGAAGGATCAAGGAGAGTGGCGAAAGCAGTAGCGAGAAGTACCGGAGTCCCGGAAGTCACGGCAATCACGCCCAGCACTTGATAAGATCGAAGCATAGACTCATCCTCCGTTATTCAATGTAATTAAGCCCCTACTCCAATCTCACCCTCACCTTGGATCGTGAGAGAAGTTGCTGCCGACGCGCCACCCACGAGGAAATCCGCCGTCCCCAATCGCATCGTCCCGAACCAGTCATACGCGCTATTCGCGGCTACACTCTGCGCGATCCCGATGACTTCGGTTCCGGCTGCGTTCCCACCCGTCGCTCCCAGCCACAGAGAGAATGTCACCGCGCCTCCGGTCTTATTCACAATCCGAATGTGCTTGAGAGTAATGTTGAGAACGGCATAGGGAGCCGATGTGCTCGCGACCCCACCCGTCGTTGTGCCGGGGTTGAGAATATTCGTGGTCAGCGTGTTCGACATCGCTACCGGGCCGAACCTGAAAGTCATGTTCTGCATGGTGTCTCCTCAGCGCTTGGCGCTATACGTCGGGATTTGAATGAAAGTCAAGGGAATCATACACTACTCCGCTATCAACCCCTACGTTTCCTTCCAATGAAGGAGGGTCGTTTGGACCGTGTAAGTCGCATCATTCGCTTCCACGAAGAACCCGATCTGATCGGCGGTGAGGAAATCAGTCCGGCCAATGGTATGAATCTGCAACCAGTTCTGTCCATCCGCTCCAATGCGGCAGATGCGATTGGCTCCATCGTCGGTGAACTGAAGCCACAGCGGGTTGATGCTATACAACGCGAGCGGGGTATCGAGATAATTCGCGCTGAACACCGTAGCGCTCGTCATCTTCGCGATCTGAAGACGAGGGGTTGCGCCTGCCGTATGATAGTAGCCGAACCGTACGAGTTCTCCCGTAGCCACTTCCCTCCAACAGATCCCGACGATCGGGGAGTTCGTGAGGCCGGTTAGCGGGAGCATCGCGACGGTGAGGGTGTAGGGGGTTCCCGGAGCACTCTTCACCCGGCACCGCATGTTGATCCCAGCACCTGCGGGACCTTGGAGGTAGATTCCTCCCTTGGTTGTCGAGACCGTCGCGGTAGATTGATTGACCCATGCGAAGTCTCCATCGACCGGGGGTGTCATGGGAAAGATCGGTCCCCACGGTTCCCACACACTCCCAGTATCGCGTTCTACATAGAAGCTGTCGGTGGGGAAGAATAAGCGGCCCTGAACTCCAGCAGCGGGGCGACTTGCGTATGTAGAACTCTCAGTCTGCGCTCCCGCCCCTTGAGAGCCACCCGCTCCAGTGACGCCTTGAAATCCCTGGGGTCCCTGAAATCCTTGGAATCCCTGTACACCTTGCGCTCCTGTCGCACCATCAATCCCATCACTCCCATCGAATCCAGGAGGACCTTGAGCACCCGTGTTGCCCTGGAAACCTTGAGCACCCTGTGACCCAGCGGCTCCAGCATCTCCCTGACTTCCTTGAACACCTTGGAATCCCTGTGGCCCCTGAGAGCCTTGACTCCCTTGAAAACCCTGTGGACCTTGGCTTCCCGTCGATCCTTGGAATCCTTGAAAGCCTTGATTACCTTGTGATCCCTGCGATCCTTGAAACCCCTGATCTCCTTGAGTTCCCTGGATACCCTGCGTTCCTTGCGTACCCTGGGGGCCAACATCTCCCTGAAATCCCTGTGCTCCCTGGGGTCCGCCAAATGCACCCTGTGGACCTTGACTACCCTGAGCACCCTGTGCGCCCTGCGATCCACTGCCCCCCGTACCTATGGGTCTCATTCCACTCATGAGAGGATGATCCCCGTCATTCCGGCAATCGCAAGCACGCGAGTATCACTCACGGGTTGCCAGATGATGACCGTCGCCGTATTAGCGGTTAAATCCAAATTGAGATTCGCGGAGTCTTGGAACTTCGCAGGCCAGCTCACAGCCCACCCACCAACAGCATCTTGAATGAGTATTGTCATCAGCGGCTTTCCAATGAACGTGGGGATGTTCATGATCCGCGTTCCGGATAGAACGAATTCCCTCACGTCCCACTGCCGGTCGCGGAGGGAGAACATATTGTCCTCCGCAATGCGCCAAGCCTCTTTCAGTTCGGAGGGAATCTCCTTCGAGAACCGCTCGCTGACGTAGTACCGTTCCTTCGCGCGCGGCTCGTTCATATCTGCGCGCCTCGCTCGAAGCTAGGTCCACCTTGCGGTCGCACGAGGGAGTACGCGGAGTCATCCCCCCACGATTTCAAGCGCACCTCGAAATCCTTCTGATACAACCGGAAGGGGACGGTATAGTTCAACACATCCGGAGGGGTGCGAGGGGGGCACTCACCCGGCGGCAGCGGAGGAATTGGCGGGGGATTCTCAG